GCCTTCGTCCATAGTACCATGCGACTGCATGATCTCGTCGCTGCGTTCAATATAGTCTTGATATAGTTTTGTCAACTTCTCCAAGGAAATATCACGTCCAGTTTCTGCTCGAATAGCACGAGCCCAACCTTGTATGAACTGTCCTTCTGATGTGCCCTGTGGATAGCCGACAACACAATCGTTGAATGTTTGCTTGACAACATCCATGATGCCTTCTTCTAATAATTCACCTTCAGGTAAGTTATTTACAGGACCATGTTTTCCAGAGGATTTTTTAATTGCAGTTTTTAAATTTTTAACTGCGTTTTTTGAAGTTAGTGGTTTTCCTGTTGTTGACAATTTTGTACTTGCTCGATCTTTTAGTGGATCAGACTGATCACGATATTTGTTCACTGGAACTTTTTTATCGTCATCGTAATCTCGTTGAAGTGTATATGAACCACCTACAGGTCCGGTACCCATAGAATGTTTCATTCCTGATGGATGACCTGATGCAGAATATCCCGATCTCCATTTAGCTGCTTCGCTAAGTTGTGTTGTTCCCTGCTCTACTGATTCAAATAATTTGAGCAATGATTTCATGTTGTCTGCTGACATAATATATATTCCTGTGATAGAGTATTTATCTGTTGTTGTCCGAAATGTTTGACTTTTGTGTTGTGGATGTGATATCATCGTATTACTGAAACCTAATGTTTTGAACAGCAACAGATAAATACTTTTATGAAACCACATCCAATATTCAATCAATCCAAATACACACGATGGTACTACGCTATCATCCAAAAACGAGCAATCACTGATCGTCGGCGTAAGGGCGAAGTTCACCACATTTTGCCACGCAGTCTTGGTGGCGGTGATGAACCCGAGAACTTGGTCAAACTCACAGGACACGATCACGCTTGGTGTCACTGGCTTCTGACCAAGATGACCAGCGGAGAAGCGCGAGCATCAATGGTCTATGCTTTCAGAATGATGGAAGTACAGGGCGATCATATGGAGCGTCAGTCATCATACGCTATCGTCAGAGCCTATGAGAAGAATAGACTTGAATGGAGCAAGACGCATAGTGCGACGATGAAAGGCAAAGAGCCTTGGAATAAAGGATATATTGAGACACGTGCTGAAGTGCTTGCTAATGTAAAGGCTGCTGCGTTGGCTAGACCTAAACAATCAGCGGAGTCGGTTGAAAAAACTGCGGCAAAAAATCGAGGGCGCAAGCATAGTGCAGAGTCAAGTGAAAAGAAACGCAAAGCAATGACAGGTCTTGTTCGTGGTCCGATGAGTGATGAGCACAAGAATAAAATAGCACAGTCAACAAGCAAACCTAAGCCCGCAGGACACGGCGCCGCTGTTGCTGCCGCTAATCGCGGTGTTGTCAGTATACACAAAGATGATGTTGAGAAAAAAGTCAAACAGCCCGATATCAAGTCATATCTTGATAAAGGCTGGTTACTGGGCGGTAGACCTCGAAAGAAAAAACAGACAGCATAGAAAAAGGACCCTCGAAAGGGTCCTTTTTATTTTCACAACATTCGTTGAATGTTGCTGTACAGAACATCACCTTCCATTACTGGAATGATATATTTTGGACAGCTATTTCCCCAACGTAGTCGGCGGCATTGCCGAACGACGATGCGGTATTCGTTAATTCCACATATCCATATCTGGTCATAAATGACACGACTGGCTCGAATGTGTTAGGATCAAGAACAACACCACTTGACATCAAAGGAATGTAAGGGCAGTAGAATGCTGCTGCGTCTGTTTCTGAAGAACCCTTATAGCCAACAAGAACGGCTGTGCCGCTTGGAGCATATGAGTCAACGAAAACGCGCATTGCGTTGTTCAATGTACCAACTAACTTAGTGTTAGTAGGTGCTTCGAATGTGCCTTCTGTTGTACGTGCGAAAGCTGATGTTGTAGCTGACTGAAGAACTGTCAACATTTCTGAACTAACAACACACCAGTTACCAGCACCACGACGTGTACGCTGAGCGATCAGGTTAGCAACACGATTGATCAGAACGGCCAAAGCGGCGTGTTCGTCACCAACGTATGTAGCTGTACCAGAAACGGTAGCTTGGTTGTATGTGTACTCAGTAGCAGCCAATTGACGCAATGAAAGCAAGATTTCTTGGTCGATTTCAGCAGTAATTTCTTGTGCCAGAGCGGCCATGATTTCTGCTTCAACGTCGATACCGTGCATTGATTGTGCATCTTGTGCAGCTTCAAATGTCCAACGAGCTTGCAACTTACGGCTCTTTGCTTCTACGGCTTGACGTAGAATCTGAACGCTAATAGCTTTACCGCCATTGCCTTCAAGAGTCGCTGTAGGAGCGGCTGTGTAGCTGTATGCTGTGTTCTGTAGCGCAGGTGTACGTGAGTACGCTTGAGCGATCAAGAATGGTGATAGAGCTTCGTCACCAGCAACAACCGAAGTTTGTGCTGCTGAATCGTCTGTCAATGACTGAGCGTAACGTACACGCAGTGTGTGAATTTGACCGACTGGACCTGTCATTGGCTGAACACCAATCAACTCGTTAGCGATAACGGTTGGCATAACACGACGAATAACTGGAAGAATGACACGGTTTAATGTGGCGATGTTACCAGCGGTAGTTGTACCGGCAGTACTTTCTGACAGCAATTGCTTGCGTGTGTTTTCTAAAATAACACCCATTGATGAGCGGCGGATTCCCTTGAGACCTTCTAGGAGGGCTTCTTTGGTTTCATTCCAACGGCTCTCTAATAATACTTTTGACATTTAATTATCTCCTGTTAATAGTATGTCGATTAAAGCCCTGCCAGACGTTTGATATCAATTACGTTATCACGTTCTTGTGTCTCAATTTCTGTTTTCACGGCAGATTTATTACCAGTTACTTCACGGCTCTCAACCATCATACGCTTTTTTGGAGCTTGTGATTGTTGATGAGTGTTTAGTACTGCTGGCAAATACTTGTCGAAAGCGACTTTCAGTTTTGGTGTCTGTACGCTTTCTAGCAATTCTTTCATCACTTCAGCTTTGTCTTCGTTCAATGTGCCGAGTAACTCGCCCATTGTTTTTGCACGAACATTGCTTTCTTTGATGATACGAACTTCACGTTCTTTACTTTCAACTAAGCGTTGTGACTGCTTAGCAATATTGATAGATTCAGCTAATTGATGTTCACGCTTTTGTAGTTGTGCTACCAGCTTGCGTGTTTCTGCTTTTTCGTTCAAGTGTGTTGAACTGAATTCTGCAGCAAACGCTTCAAACAAACGACGACCAAATGTGTTTTCTTGTGCGCTTTGGATGTCTTCTTTCAATTGACCGATTTCGCCTTTTAGATGCTTACTCATTGAGCGGCTCAATTTCTTGGCACTTTCAGCAACAAATTTTTGCTTGAGTGATTCGAGTTGTTGTTTTGCTTCTGCAACTAGTTTGACCTTTGCTTCTACTACAGCACGTTTGTCTGTTTCAAATTCTTTGATTTCACGAGATAGAGCATGTACTACAAATTTCTCTAGTTTCTCACGACCTTCAAGTTGAACTTTGCGATCAGCACGTAACTCACGGATTTCTTCGGCTAGTTTAGTAACCATAAAGTCATTGAATTTCTGTGCGTTTTCACGAAGTTTAGTTTTAGCTTTTACACGGTCTTCATTCATTGCTTGGCGTTCTTCTTGAAATTCTGCAATTTCTTGAGTTAGGCCTTCTGTAATCATCTTATCTAAGGCTTCTACCATTACATTTTTGTCATGCTCATACTTCTGAGCGAACTCCTCACGAAGCTCCATACGTACTTGTTCACGAGCTTCGTTCAACTTTACTTCCCATGCTTCATTGATAGCTTGGGCTGTAGTTTCGTTGACGATTCCGCTTTCAAGTAGTGGTTTGATGGCATCAAACATTGATATCCCCTTTTATAATTTCAGATTCTTGATGAGGCGCATTACTTCCTCTTTCAAGTATTTTTGAACTTTGACGTCCTTGTCCAAGTTTGCACCTTTCAAATTGTCTAAAACCTTATGACCGTGTTTCATGTTCATAAGGCTTTCATAGATTGCTTTGGGGTACGCATTTGGAGCACTAGGTTGCGCCACGATGTCCACAGTGACTATTTCAAAGTCACTGACTTTGCCAGTCGCTTCATCAACGTTACCGCTGCCTCTGCTACTAACACCGAGTTTGACTCCGTTCTCTAACATGGTGGCAGCTAGCTGACCCATTGGAGTTGGAATAATTTTGAGTTTGCCAAATCCGTTGGCACCGTCCATCCACATTTCTGTGATAATGTGTGATACACGGTCTAGATTGATTTTCAAATCATCAGGATGATCGATCTCACCTAGTACCGAGTTACCATCTCGAATTTGTTCGGTTAAAGTATTAACGGCTTGTGCGATTTCAGAGACGGGATAAACACGCTCATTTGCGTTTTTTACGCCGCCCTGAATAAAGATGCCCTTCATATAAAGGTTCTTCTTATCGCTTCCTTCTTCCTTGACCGATTCGACTATGAGATTAGCACGGTCGAATGTCAAGTTTTCACGTAGATACAAAGCCATTTGTACTATGTCCTTAAATGCGACGCTTTGTCGTGCGGCGTGACTCGATAACTGACTTGTTATCTTGCTTTACCGAACCACCGGCACCGGCTTCTTTACCTTGTGCGCGGCTCTTTGTGTCGCCATATTGCATTCCAACTGACTCACCCTTACCAGTTTTAGCAACTGTTGGGTTAGCGTTTGGACGATTCTGATACTTGCCGGCTAGTGGCTGTTCTTTCTCGCCTTTTGCTGCATAGCCTGTTGGCTTAGCTGGCTTGCTAGGCATTGTTTCTGATCCGCCGTCAACGAAATTAACTGGCTTTGATGCCATGCCTTTTTGTCCGCTGTTAGCGTCAACTGGGCCTTTCTTTGAACCGTCTGGTGAATCTTGAGAAATCTTTGAACCATAAAGACCTGGAACTTGCTTAAGATCGATGTTTTCCATAACGGCTTCATCTTCTTCGTCTGCGTCATATTCTTCTTCGTCTGCATCATATTCTTCTTCGTCTGCATCGAATTCGTTGTCCATATGCTCTTCGCCTTCTTCTCCAGCCATCATGCTTTCAAATTCAGCCATTAGTTCATCAAGCTTGTCTTCTAGATCAACAACACGATCTTCGATACCAGCTTCGTCTTCGTCAGCGTCAAGTTCGTCAGCGTCCATTTCGATTTCGTCTTCGATACCTTCGTCGTCGCCGTCAACATCATAGTCGCCGTCAATAACTTCGTCTGTTTCAAATTCGTCGTCGTCTTCCATCATGCCGTCCATTCCATCTTCTTCAGCCGATACTTCGTCTGTAAGACCTGATGTCATGTCTTCGTCCATGAGACTTTCATAGATTGTACGTGATTTTTCCACAACGATGTCGTGAAATAATTGTTCTGCTCTTTCGTGATCTTCATTGATGATAAGATCAATAAGTTTTTCAAATTTTGCTGTTGACATTTAAAATCTCCTGTAGTTAAATGGCTTTGTGAAGTATTTAGCGAGTATACAAAAAAAATACGCAATATAGCGTATTTT